ATTCGACGTACGTACGCCCAATCCAAATCTCGTCATGTTATGCCCTCAACAAATCCCGAACCCCAGTGGACCGACCCCTCGGATACCCCCAGCTTTCGGGGATGAGCAAGAACACCGTATCTGGGACAGGTTTCGCGAATACGGAATCCTTGAAAGTAAATGCCACCGGACCTGCTCGAAACGATGTCACTCCAAACGTCTCAAGATCCGAGTTACCCGCAAGATCCGAGACCAGTAGCTGCCGCGCGTATTCAGCAGTGGCCTGTTGGAGCTCAATCGGTATCGTGTGAATATCGACAAATTCCCATCCGTTGGGTTTCATCATTGCACCCCGAGGCCAGAGGAGTGCTTGAATCGCGTCGGTTGGATACCCGTACCAGAACCATGCATTGTCCATGAGCTTTGTGGCCCATAGAATAGCGGCATTTTTCTGGTCGGTAGTAGCGGCCGACCACGTGGTCCCGACCGCCGGACGGTCCAGATGATACTGATCGGCCACCGCCAACGTCACATAGGCGTTGGCAGTAGCGGATCCAGCAGTGGTATCGAGTGCTGAAACGGGCATGGCGTATTACGACGCCAAGACCGCCAGATACTCGAGGAAGTAATCGATGTGTGTTGCGGTAGTCAACGACGCACCGGTCTTACTGGCACGAATCGCCGCATTGTTGTCGCACAATGCGAATGACGCACCATCAGCAAGTACAACCGCATTCGCTGCACCCGCACGGAGCACTGCCGACTGAGTCAGAGCCGCAATCGCTGACGCCAACAACTTTACCGACGCCGCTGACTGCGTAGCCGTGATGTCAACCGTGGTTGCAGCACCTGCCGCACCACCGACTGAGATCATCTTCGCATCGAGCAGTTGCCACCGAATACCTTGAATAGCCGGCAACAGATCGATACCGAGATTGACGTTCGCAATCGTGACACGTGTCCGCAGGATATTCGCCATCTGCGTAACGAATTGAAACGGAGCACCGTTGAACGTAACGGCTTTAGCGACCGCTTGCCCTCGTCCTTCCGGATACATACGTGAGTCCATGAATGATCTCCTTTAAGTAATGAAGGAGGTAAACCGCGGCCCATCCGCGGTTCACCCATTCATGTCAACCAGCGAGACGGACCCACGCATTCGGACGCACGACCGTTGCACCGTACAACGCATCGAACGACCACTGCACCTGCCGATGCTGACGAGTAACCTCGAGACGCAACGCCAACCCCGAGATTTCATCGATCGCCACCGCTGTATTGCTCGCACCCGGTACGATAACCGTGTCGATCAACGGTGCCATTGCGAACGCCAACGCGTCGCGGTGGATGAGCGAGTTGAGCACGTGTGTGCCCTTCTTGCCGATATCCTCGTTGTCCACGACCGCTGCAACGAGACCCGGTTCGAACGTGATCGATGTGATGGTGGAGCCACCTACGGTTGACGCAACCGTGTAGGTCTGTGAATGACCGGTCACACCAGTAAGACCCAAGAAATGGATGATATCACCCGCGACCAACGTGCCGAGTGCGCCACCATCCACCGTAACCGTCTTGGTACCGATTGGATAGCCCGCACCGTTGTTGATCTCATACGGTGTACCAGGAAACGCGTACGTCCCAGACGTATGCGTCGGCACCCGCTGAGTCATAAGCCAGTTGGCACCGAGTTTCCGACCGATGGAGCCGTTGATGATGCCGTCGGTGTCACCACGGAACGACGCATCCTGGAAGGCACGCAGACCGAGCGCATTGGCTTCTGCGTCCACATCCAAAACCATGAACCGAGGATCCATCGGCATCAACTGCCGATTTCCAACCTTGCGCGCGTCGAGATACGCGCCGGTATCCGTTGAAAACGGAGTCACACCAGCCGTACCGGAATAGCCGTATGACGCAGGGTACTTGGACCACAAGAAATCCTCGATACCGTTGGCAAGCGACTTGATCGCTTCAGACGCCTGCATGGGGAGGATGCCGCGATCGACCTGGGACAAGCCCTTGTCGTCCATCGCGAACGGTGCCTCTTTCCATTCGGTCAACGTGATCGGGATACTGGTGGGTGTAACCGCCGTGACTGCGGGCGGCACCACGTCCGGCGCGACTGTGCGGGTTGTGACCGCCGCAGGGACGGATACGTTCACCGTCGCAAATCGTTTTGCGGCAGTGATGAATCCTTCGTAGTCGCGATTCGCAATGTACACCATGGCCAGATTTTCACGGAGGGTCGCGAGACCCATCGCAACAATCGTGCTCAGGATGTTCGTTGTTACAATAGCTCCTGCCATGTGAAGTCTCCTTGACTGTCAGTTTCCGATTGACGTCAGCAACTCCACCGGAGCCGGGCACGGTCTTCACCGAAGATATGCCGGAGTCATTCCTCACCGAGGACGAACTCCCATAGAACGGAGAACGATCGGTGGCCCCACTCACCGAGCAGGACCACCGCGAAACCTACTTCAACGCCGGGTTCGAATGCTCCACCCGCATCTTACCTTCTCGGATCTTCTTCGAGTTTACCGGATCACCCAACTGTGCTGGCGTCGGATCCTTCAACACTTCCTGCCCCGCAGGATACGTCTGCTGTCCGCCGATGACTGGAGCCGCGCCGCTGCCTGTCGAAGGTCCAAACGCGAAATCGTTTGTCTTAGCGAACCCGATGAGCCACTCATCCATACCCAACGGTTCGCCGGGACGTTCAGAACTGAACTTGGTCGGTTTGGCAACCACCGCACCATCCTTGACGTCGAACATTGACTGTGCTTGCCCAAAGACGAAATCCAACGCAGCCGGTTTGCCACCGACCTTCGTAAATTTCTCCTGAAGCTGAGATCGGAATACGGCGTCGTCGGCACGTTTGAGATTCGCCGCTGCGGTTTCTTGCGTCGATTTAATCGTATCCTGCAACGGTTTCACCGCTGCGGCTACCGCTGCCTGAATCTGGGTAGTCATATCATCCGGGTTTGCAACACCTGTCTTCTTCAACGCAGCAAGATCGACCACGGCCTTCTTGGCCGCAGCGATATCCAGATCACCTACCGCCGCTTTGATCGGACGGAGCTCTTCGACCTCCTTGAGTAGCGCCACGTTGTTGGTCCTAAACTCAACGACTCTGCCATTGGCCACAGCGAGATCCGCTGCAGATACGAATCCGTGTGGAGCTGTGGTCAACGTCAATGCGAACTTCCCGTCTCGTGCTTCGTAGTATTGACGCACTGGTTCCGGCACCGCCTCCAGCGTATCAATGATCGGTGTTAGTGGTGGCATCTTCTCTCCTCCTTGGTGGTTAGGCGACTTCCAACAGCCACAGAAGTTCTTCGTCTTCGATTACAACTTGATCCGGTCCGATATCTACCGACACCCGACCGAATTCGGTTGCCACAGCAAACCCAGACACCGTGGCTCGTGCCTGCGCTTGTCCAGTGATCTTCGCTAACCGACTTCTTGCTTCCAGTGAGCCGAGCCTCGCGCGCGACCCCGCCGACACCAACGCGATTGACTGAAGTGTCGAGTCCACATCGAACCCGACCACCGCCGACAAACCATCAGCAACAACGCCAACCGATCCAACCTCCGCTTGAACTTCAAACCCGACAACGTCTACATTCGCTGACGCCGACGCGTATACCGGTGCGATGATAACTTCAACCGGATCGAGTTCTTCGATTGGCGCACGCCCATGTCGTCGTATCGGCCACGTGCGTGAGTCTTCTACTGCAACTGCACATTCTCGTTCGGGTTCGATAAGTAATCCGAACCCGTCTTCCTGGAGGAGTCGTCCGCCGTCCTCCTTTAAAAGAACGCAAGACGGCATGGACTATACGAGTCCGAGTTCGCCTTCTGCCTGGATCGTCAACGTGGTCAACGCGCTCGCACCACCGACCAGGAATCCGTTCACACCTTCGAGACGCAACGCACCGTACCAATCAACATACGAGTTGGCCGGTACGTTCTGTGCAGTACCCATGAACTCCGTACCAGCTACGTTGGCACCGGTTGCACCCTTCCACAACGAGAAGGTTCCCGCGCCACCGGTCTTGTTTAGGATACGGATGTGACGCAAGATGATATACGTCGCAGTCGCCACGTAACCTACTGCACTCGCGCCAGCGGCCGCTGCGGCGATGATATTTGTCGTGAGCGTATTTGTCAACGCGATTGGTCCAAAGACCTCGAGTTTGTTCGCTGCCATTGTGTCTCCTTAGATTGCTTCGACGGAGTATGCCGCCGCGCCAGTTGAAATCAATCTCACTTGAATGACGTTGATATTCGGCACTGTAATTTCTTTCTCCGTGCTTAACGCAATGCCGTAAGTCTCATCCGCTCCGCTCACTGGATCTACACCATCGAGTCGTACGAAAATCGGCGCCACTGCATTACGATTTACGATACGCACCGTTACGCGTGGTACGCCAGTGATGTTCACAGTGTCTACGACGTTTGCGACAAGAGTCGCATGCTTCGTATTGATTGCGTTGAATGTTGCCATACCACTTCTCTTCCGTTTACGTTGCGACTTCTGTGAAGAATGCAGACCCATCAAAACGCCAACTTGTACGAGACAAAATGCTTTGAAACGTAAACATCTCACGCCACGCAAGTTCAAGTGGACGAACAAAAGATATCGACAACTGCGTCGATACACTTTGATCGACCGCCGAAGGAATAATCTCGCCTTGGACGAACTTATGAATTACAACGTTGAGGTTACCTTCGTCTTCGGAGACACCACCGTCGAACCAACCACCTTCTGCAATGACCCCGGCTACATTAACGTCTGTAGCCATTGAAACAAGTTGAGGTGCTAATAGACTCGTCTTAAAAATTGAAGTTTTCACGTTCGAGATACCAACGACAGGAGGCGGAATAGTTGTAGCTGTGACAAGTCGTATTTCTCGATATTTATGGAGTTCCCATATCATGATCCGATTCGAAGCGATCGCGTTTCTATTCGAGAACGTCATCTGAACTCGATGGATTCTTACAATGCGTGAAAGAGAAGGATTCCAGATAACCCACGGCATAGTTTCTGGACTATTCAACTCCCCTAACACACGCACCGCTCCTCGCGATAGTTCCCGACCACAGATAGGCTCTACTACGGACGGGTAGACCTCACGATATGGTGTGACCCGGACCGTATTTGCGGTCGGGTCCACCGTAAGGTGTGTGTCTGTTTCTTTACTGTAGACGCAGCTCATTTAGTTAAGTTTCTCGATGAACGTAACCGCGCCAAACACGGAATCTCCGATCACCGACCCGTTAGTGGGTCCGTTACGGAGGAGCAGAATTTCATTCTGGGCGAGTTCGAGTGGACCCATTCCTATCTCAGAGAAATCAAGAATGTGTTGACCGCTACATGCATTAACGGTCGCGGACGGGGTCATGCGTCCGTGTGATGCGGTATAGATAGAACCTCCGGCCACCAACCCGGTCGTCGTCAATCCTGTGTCCAGAACACGTGGATCAACTCCAGCACCCTGCCCAAGCGAGGTCTTGAGAATCGCTGATGTGACAGCGACACCTCCTGAAAACGTCGTTACTCCAGTTCCTTTGACCCATTCGTAACGCATTAGGGTAGCCGCACCGGTACCATCGAACGACATCTGGAATAGAATACGAAGAATGTTGATCGTTCGAGTCGCACTGGAGTTACGAAGACCCCAGACCGCTGCGCCAGCAGCCGTAGTTGCGGTCTGTCGGACTAGAACGTTAGCAACCCCACGCGCCAACTCTGATGGGAAGAGTGCATTCCCAGCAAGGTCGTAAAGTGAGACACGTCCTGCTTTGCTCGTTGGATCAACTGTCCACTGGTCGCTTGATGCACCGGACTTAATAACTGCCATTCCGTTCTCCCTAACCGATTATGTAGTTAACCTTGAACTTTCCTTCAAGATAACCTTCTTCGCCTTTCATGCGAAGTGTAAACTGACCCGTCCCCGGCGCAAACTTCAAATCAATGGCATCCATTTCAAGTTCATCGAGATCTTTCCCAGTTGGCGCTTCATAGGCTACGGTGCCAATTAACTGCGAGAGTGCGGTCACTTCGCTATCAGTAACGATGAACTCCGTTTCAGATATCGGTGTCGAACCGAAATCCACTTCGGTTTGCTTTACATTTACTGACAACGATGTTGACAGCAGAACTATCTGAGGTTCTTCGGGTGTATCAGCGTCCTGCCCAGGAGGACCAATCGGACCCGCTACACCCGGAGTTCCCGCACTTCCGGATGGACCAACCGGTCCTGGTGAACCAGGAGAACCATCATCACCGATATCGCCATCACTGCCCGGCGGGCCGGTCGGTCCAGAAACGCCCTGCGACCCTACGCTACCCGCCACACCCATCGGACCAGGAGGACCTTCGTTACCGACGTCACCATCCTCACCGGATAATCCGATCGGGCCCACTAATCCGATCGGTCCAATAGGTCCTGGTGACCCGATATCACCTGGGTCGCCATCGTTACCCGACAATCCTGGGGGACCCGCCGGTCCGACTGCGCCTACGTTACCAGCAGATCCAGTAGTACCCATTGGACCAGGAGGTCCTACCGCACCGTCTTCTCCGTCTTCACCTGGCGAACCAGGCGACCCCTGCCCCCCATTAGCCCCGGCCGCTCCGGGAGAACCAGTGACTCCGGGAACACCAGCTGCTCCTGGAGAGCCAGTATCGCCTGCTTCGCCATCTTCACCAGGGGATCCCGGTGGACCCATCGGACCTCGCGGTCCTGGTACGCTGGCCAACGCGACAACGTCCGCGATCGTGGCTTTCTTTGTCGTCGGTGTACCGGACAGATCCACCACTACCAGCAAGTCCGTGCTTGCTGGAGTTACGATCTGTGGAAGTCCGGTAATCTTATCGTCGTCGGCCATCGACTACTTTCGCATCCCGCCGTTTCCGTTTCCGTGTGACAGTAGTGCCACGTCTCCCGGACTCGGTGCAACGATACTCTTCGCCGCTTGCGTGTGCATGATCTGAATCGCTTCTTTCGCTAACTCCAACAAGCCGTAGCACAGCATCTTGTTTTGGAGTTGGTCCCCGCCGACCTGGACCGACCCAGCGTCGTCTAGTATGATTGTAAGTGTTGCGACATTCATCCCCGTATCCTTATCAACGCAGTTTTAGTAGTAGGCTCTGGAAGTGTCACCATGAAGTTCCCGTTGGTGGAGGAATAACTCTTCCCCATGTCCAACACACCCAGCGCCCGGTTGCCCTTGCTGAAATTGTAGATTAACGCGCCTCGTGCCGTGATCGTCGCTCGTGGCCACACCGGATCCGCCCAATCGAACATCGCAACTCGCTGATCGCGGACAAGTTGATACTCTTTCAACAATTGTCCGCCCGGTATGTACCCATCGCCGACGACTTCGCCTTTGGTAGTATACGCCGACGTGGTCGGTCCCAAATCCGCATCGGCCGTGTACAACGCGATACGATACAGGTCTGTGGGCAGATGCAACCCACTGACCAGATCGAAAGTGAAGCTATCGGCAAGACTTTGGACGATCATTTAGCCTTCTTCCGCGATACGGTAGCCGCTATCAGTTCTGGTGATAAGCTTTGGTCGTGCCGCTGGGACAACCGGTGCGATCGGTGGCGGCTCCGCGGCTTTCTTCGCATCGATGCGTTTTTGGATCGCTTCGAGTTCCGCTTCCGGAGTGATTCCCTCACGACCCCATCCACCGGTCTGCAATATCTGCCACCACGTCTCGAAACTAATCTCGTCGGCCTGCAATGCTTGCAACGCGGAGGCCATTTCCTGCGCGGACACCTTGATCGTGTTGTACTCCTTGTTGAGCTCAACTTCGACCGCTGTATCGACCGGTTTCGCCTCAGTACCCTTCCACCACGCCACAATCTGGAGGACCATCTGTAATCCGAGTTCAATCGACTGTGTAACGGTACGCAATGACGCGTGTTCTCCGGAATGACGTAGACTCACAGCCGATGCGGTCTCGTTGACGTTGGGGACATCCTCCAACATACGC